AAAGTCTTTTAGGTGGTGTGGTAAAAAATACTGTTCCTTTTATGACAGATGCGTGAAGGAGAAATAGATGGTATTCTTTAAGACTGGTGATGCAACGGTTCAAACAGTGTATTGTGCTTGTGGTGGTGAAATCGTTGAAGGCAAGTGTAGTAAGTGTGGTAAGACGTATAACCAAGATGAAAAGGAGAAAAAAGATGGCCAAGGACAAGGTAGCGTCACTGACGAAGATTCAGGAACTGATGGTAGCAGTGGAGAGTGACAGGGAAGCGGCAGTTGGTGGTACGAAATCTGCTTGCAGGAGAATTAGGGTTAGCCTATCTGAGATTGCAAAGCGCTGTAAGTCTGCTCGTGTTGAACTGCTGAAGATTATGAAGGCGTAAAAGCATTTTAGGCTAACTTTACGCTAGTTTATTCTTTCCTCGTTAAATAATCTATAATCTTGTTAATGATTATTGAGACTTTTAACGAGGAGTATTTGTATGGCATTCTTTAAAACTGCTACCGCCTCCATAGTAGATGTATTTAGTGCCAGTAACTTCCATAAGATGGCTTCCAGCGGCGACTATCGTGGTAACCTCGCCAGGAACGCCATGAAAATGTTGTCATCCGGAAAACTCTCAGCTATATCGAAGATTTATAATATTTCTAACAACCCAGATGATTATGTATTCCCTGTACTTAGGGCAGTTACAGCCGATATACCCAACAACAACGGTGATCGATTTACGCATAGCGAGCTTACTAGATTTTCGCCCAGGCACAGGTGCCAGGTTTTTGAAACGTTTAGATTTGACCCGTATCATGTTGAGCACGTAGCGTCAGATCCTAAGGCTGCTAGAGGTTTCCTACCTGATGTGTATTATGATACTAGCAATCAAGACGATAAACATGTACTATGCGCGGTAGCTCTTGATATTAAAAAAGATAGGCAACTAGCCGATGGTATCATTTCCGGTAAACTTACTGATTGCTCCATGGGCTGTATCTGTGAAGCCGTGCAATGCAGTGTTTGTCATCATATAGCATATAACGATAATGATTTGTGCGACTGTCTCACGTGGCACAAAATGTCTAAGATTAACGGCCAACTGGTTTTTGAAGATTGTCTCGGTACTGAATTCGTTGAATTATCACAAGTATCTGAGGGTGCTGATCCTACAGCTAAATTGCAGGCTTTCTTGGATTACAAGAATCAGTATGAAATGGCCGCTAGTTTCTCACCGATAGCCAGTATACTAACCAAAGGGGAAAGTCTGACCGTAGCTAGATATGCCGCAAAAAATATGAATACAATGCCGGATGCACTGGTCAAGTTGATTGATAGATTTTACTAAAATAATGTCTATATTGAAAACGACTATTAACGAAAGTTAACTATTTTTTAGTATATTAATTTTTAATTAACTGATAGGAGATAGACTAATGATTAGTCCTAGAACGAAGGTGGCGCAAAAATTGGGCAAGTTTATTAAAACTGCCCAAGACGCCGGTAACATCAAGGAAATTGGTGCTGACGATTTGAAACTGACGGAACCTAAAGATCTTGCCAAAGATGAACCCCTCGAAGACGAACTTCCCGAAGATGAATTAGATGGTGAGTCTGAAGAAGAATCAGAGGAAGAAGACGAGGAAGAGGAGCTGACTGTTGAAGAGAAAGTTTCTAAGATGGAAGATGTTTTGAAAGTCGTAGTCGAAGCTCTTGAAGAGCAGAAGGAATTTATCGAGCAGATGGCTATGGGAGAGAATCCTAAGGATCTTGATGATCTTAAGGAAGAAAAAAAAGAATCTGAGTCTGATAAAACTTCTGATGATTTTGGGATCAATGTGGAGGAAAAGAAAATGGGCAATCTTAGAGCTAAGAGGAAAGCCAGGTTGGATAAAACGGCGAAGACTGTTGGTGACGAGTTTAATGAGTCCAAGAGCACCAGCAAGAGTTACAAGCCGTTTGTGCCGAAGGTTGATATCGTTAAAGTAAAGAAGAGCGAAGTACCGAAGATGTTTAAGTTGGCTGAAATCTCATTGAAGTTCAAGAAAAACCCTCTTAGCTGGCAAGTGTTGAATGGAAAAGACGAGCCTGTGTACAGTATCCCCAAGGGTGATATGGATCTCAAGAAATTTGCTTCCAAAGATTTCGCGAAAACCATTATCACAGAGATGAAAGACGCCGGTATCGATGAAACGTTGAGGAAGTACGATGCTAAGTCGGTTACTTCTACTCCGGATAGCACCGTATATAAGCAGGCGTTTTCTGATATCAAGCGTAGATTCATTCGTTCCATCAATTTGGCACTTACTGCTATGAATAAGAATCTCGTTAAGCCGAACCCGCTTAAGGGCGCTTTTTTCCAGGTGCTTAGCGATCTTGAAATTGATAATCCTCACAAGGTTATTGAATACGCGTTCTCAGAAGCCCACACCGCTCATTTCGACACCGCTATCGCCCAAGCGGAGAAATACATGGAGATGTCGGATGAGGCGTTCGTAGAAACTGAGGAATTGATTAACGGTACTGAGACGGCTGTGCCTGATGTTAAGGAGATTAAGAAAGAGGCTGGCGTGCGGCGTAGTGCTGAGTTGAGACAACGTGCAGTAGATGGTTCGCTGGTACTTTCAACCCAGACCGAATCTAAGTCTGATGGAGAGCTTGTAGATAGGCTACGTAGCGTTCTCCCTGTTCCAAAACTTTGGTCATTGAAAAAACTTAATGGGTCACTTCCTATTAATTAAGGAGAGAGAGTTATGATTGACAAGAATCGTTCGAAAGTTTATGCTTATAACCGACCCTTTTACACCGTAGACCCGAATGCGGTAATCAACGCCGGTATGGTAGCGTTTATGACTACCAGTGGTGGTGTGACTATGGCCACTACCGCCGCTTCTGCTACTGTGCCTATTGGCACATTTTGGAAGGATCACAACACCACGTGGACCCGTACCACCATGGAGTCCAAGACTTTTGACTCTAACGAGCAGATTCTGCTTGGGCATTCGCCTCTGATTAGCCCCACTACGATTAAGGTTACGAATGCTGCTGGTACGACCACATACGCCGCTGGCACCGATTACACCGTCAACGCCGCCAATGGCATCATCACCCGCGTCGTTGGTGGATCAATCACTGCTTCTGAAACCGTAATCGTGTGGTACGGATACAGCATTTCGGCCAGTGCGATTAATCAGGCCGGTAGCTTCCAAGAGGGCGGCACCAACTATGATCGCCAGGCTGATGACACTATTGGTAGTGGGAAAATTACGGTGGTTGAGGGCTTTGCCCACATCTACACCGATCAGTTTGATGTTACGCAAGCGTACGCCATAAATCAGAGTCTCAGGTCGAACGCTTCCAGCCAGTGGTCCTCGGCTGCTACGGGTTATGCTGTGTGCGGTAGGGTAATCAGTCTTCCGACTCCTACTTCGCCGTTCCTCGGTGTAAGACAGATTCCTGTTCCTTAAAGCGAACTTAATAGGAGGTAATGATTATGAAGATTAATCCTTATGCCGCGCTGAAATCGACCACCATCGATAAGCGTACCGGTGAGCCTTTCAATCCATACAACTTCGGGAAATCAGCTCGATCCGGGAAGATGAAGTTCTCTGCGTCAGAGCACGTCTTTAACGGCGACAACGAACTGAATGCCAGTAACAAGGTTGAAGCCCTAAGTAAGATTAAGGCTATCCTTGATGGCACCCAGGACGGCACTTTCAATGTGCGTACAGCATCGTCTGATATTTACACCGATAGTGTATCGCCCGAAGAGTCAGAGTCCATCTTGCGCGAAGCTTTCGCCAGTGGTCCTATGTCTGAGGGATTCCACCAGGTAGGTCAGGCGCTCCTTAATCCGATCAAGGAAGTGATCGATTACGAGGGTGTCTTTCGCAAGCTACTTGCGCCGCGTACTGTCAAGGCTGGTGAGGTGGTTCGGTACGATAAGGACATCTTCGTTACCGGTTACGTCATCGCTGAAGACGGTCAAACTCCGCAGTCAACAGTTGGTGGTAAGTACATCTATCCGTCCGAGTTTGAAGTTTCCGCCTATCCCTCAATCGAGTTGAAGGACATTTATCGTGCGCAATACGATGTCCTTCAGAGGATGCAGGATAAGGCCAGGCAGTCAATTGAGTACCAAGAGGATAAAGCTGGCGCTAATATGATGTTGGCCGGTGGCACCGTATCAAACACCATCTCGTATTACGCCACCTTGAATCTCGGCGCTTTCGAGTCGATGCGTTATCAGATTGAACGCCATCGTTTGGCTTGTCACGCTTTTGTTATTCATCGTCAAGAGATTTCCGATATCGTCAACACCGTCAGTACGCAGGTTGATCCTGTTACCCGGCGTGAGTTGATCATGGCTGGTTACATCGGATCTATTCTCAATGCGGCCATTCTTACCACTGCTGGTGTCAACACCTATGAAATTTTGCAGCCTGGCGAGGCGTTTGCGGTTACTTCGCCTGAATATCTTGGTGGTATGCCTATCCGCGTGGAACTCATTAGTGAGCCTACCAATGAATACTATGAGGGCAGGCCCCGGCGCGGTTGGTACTGGTGGGAGTTGATTTCCCAGGTGCTGGTTAACACCGATGGCGT